TGGTGATACTATGGCTTCTAAAATGAACCCCGGTTTTATGGCAATGATGGCTAAGAAAAAAGCCGCTCCCGCCAAAAAAATGGCATCCGGTGGCATGACCAAAATGGGTGCAGTTCAAACCGCTGCTCCCAGCAAAGATGGTGTTGCCGCTAAAGGCAAAACTGTTGGCAAACAAATTGTCATGCCCGGTAATAAAGGCATGAAGCGCGGCGGCAAAGCCTGCTAAGGAGCAATCATGGCTACGTACCGTTCACTTGCGTCTAAAGACCCCAAAATGGGACAAAGCGAACTTCCGCTTGCTGGGGGTTATGAATACACTGGAGAACGCCCATCAAAAGCTGGCGCGGGCCGTGGATTTCTTAATCCAAAACGTCTTGACCAGTCTGACGATGATTATGTTTCCCCCAAAGAACATTATCAAATGGGCAAGCAGAGAATTGAAGCGGAAGAAAATGCCGCTCAAGATAAAGCCCGTCAAAATGCTTCAAGCATGAAGAGCGGCGGCACTGCATCTTCCCGTGGCGATGGTATTGCCCAGCGTGGCAAAACCAAAGGTACGCTGGTGATGTGCGGCGGTGGCATGGCTAAGAAGTGAGACAATCATGATGGCAAGCCGTGGTATGGGCGATATTGCCCCAAGCAAAATGCCCAAGGGTAAAAAAATTGCCCGTAGGGACAACACTGACTTCACCCAATTTAAAGAGGGTGGTAAGGTAAATGCTGCCGGGAATTACACCAAACCAAGTTTGCGCAAACGAATCGTAAGCCAAGTCAAAGCCGCCGCAACGCAAGGTACTGGTGCAGGTCAGTGGTCAGCCCGCAAAGCCCAGCTTGTGGCTAAGAAGTACAAGGCCGCTGGGGGTGGGTACAAGGACTGAGATGAAAGCGCCGCAAAAATCGCTCAAAGACTGGACGGCACAGAAGTGGCGCACCAAGTCTGGTAAACCGTCTTCCAAGACGGGAGAGCGATATTTGCCAGAGAACGCCATAAAATCTCTTACCCCCGCTGAATACGCAGCGACCACTCGTGCCAAACGTGCGGGTAAAGCAGAAGGCAAACAGTTTGTAAAGCAGCCTCCTAAAGTGGCGGCAAAAACCGCGAGGTATAGGTAATGGCAACAAAGAATTGGATCAAAGACGCAATCAAAAAGCCCGGAGCTTTGCGCTCTGAACTTGGCGTTAAGAAGGGTGAAAAAATCCCTGCAAAAAAATTGGCCGCTGCGGCTAAAAAACCCGGCAAAGAAGGTCAGCGTGCCCGTCTTGCTGAAACCCTCAAAGGACTGAAAAAATGAACCTCGAAACTGTTTTGATGTGCGCCAACATGATGGCAATCCAGCAAACTAACGCTCATGGTCGCGCGACTGATGAAGTGCAGGCTTTGATTGACGAAGTTCAGTCTTTGCTGGCTCCCACTCCTGTGGTCGAAGAAGCTCCTGTGGTTGAAGAAGCTGCTCCGGTAGCTAAGTCTAAAAAGCCCGCCGCTGCAAAGTAAATCATGAGCACGACCGGAACCTCCGTCTTCAACCTTGATGTCAATGACCTCATTGAGGAGGCGTTCGAGCGTTGCGGTCAAGAGTTGCGCACTGGATACAACTTCAGGACGGCACGCCGTAGCTTGAATTTGCTGACGATTGAGTGGGCAAATCGGGGCATCAACCTGTGGACAATTGAGGAAGGGCAGATTCCGCTCTACCCCAATCAAATTATTTATGCCCTGCCAACCGACACGATTGATCTGCTGGATCAAGTGACACGAACGGGTTCTGGGACAAATCAGCAGGACTTGAACCTTAACCGGATTTCAGAGTCCACGTACTCCACGATCCCCAATAAAAACGCTTCGGGCCGTCCAATCCAGTTTTGGATCAACCGCCAGTCTGGCGAGTCCAACACAACTACAGCAACGATTGGTGGAGCATCCACGTTGGCTGCGGATGCCACTACGATTCCTGTGAACAACATCGACCAGCTTGGCTCGACTGGGTTCATTTTGGTGGACTCCGAGGTCATTGTGTACTCGGCTGTGGATACTGTGAATGGCAACCTGCTGTATTGCTCACGTGGGCAAAATGGCACCACGGCGGCTACCCATGTTGTCGGTTCTGCCATCACGGTTCAAAACTTGCCTTGTGTAAACATCTGGCCAGTACCCAATCAGGGGTCTACGGGTAATCCCTACTATACATTGGTCTACTGGCGCATGCGTCGCATTCAGGACACTGGCACGGGCGTTAAGACTCAAGACATCCCATTCCGATTTTTGGAGTGCATGGTTGCTGGCTTGGCCTACAAGCTGTCTATGAAGCTTCCCGATGTCGATCCAAACCGGGTTATGGCGCTCAAGGCTGAGTATGAGCAGCAGTTCCAATTGGCATCGGAAGAAGATCGGGACAAGTCAAACGACCGATTTGTGCCACGGGTGCAGTTCTACAGGTGATGTATGGCTGGGCCTAAATACGCCTCCGGTAAATTCTCGATTGCCGAGTGTGATCGCTGCGGTCAGCGATACATGCTCAAGCAGCTTAAAAAGCTGACAATCAAGACAAAGCTCACCAACATCAAAGTTTGTCCAGAATGTTGGGAACCAGATCAGCCACAGTTGCAACTGGGTATGTACCCAGTTTATGATCCACAGGCTGTGCGTGAGCCACGGCCAGACATCAGTTATTACCAAGCTGGTACAACTGGTTTGCAAACTTCTTTGAGTGGTGGTACTGGGCCAAATGCCGTAGGCTACTCAAGCGAAGGTAGTCGGGTCTTTCAGTGGGGTTGGAACCCGGTTGGCGGGGCAAGTAGTTTTGATGCATTACTTACGCCAAATGACTTGGCAATGAGTGTGCAAATTGGTACAGTCACAGTTACAACGACGTAAGGAGTCGATCATGGACAAATCAGATTTGAAACAAGACAAAGCCCTCATCAAGAAGGCTTTCAAACAGCACGATGCCCAAGAGCACAAAGGTGGCAAAGGCACATCTTTGAAGCTGAAAAAGGGTGGCGTTACCAGTAAAGCTATGCGTGCCGTTGGCCGTAACATGGCTCGTGCTAACAACCAAAGAGGTGGTTGATCATGGCTAAGTTCAGTCAAAAAATGGGTGGTAAAGAGGTTGGTTCTGCCAGCAAATATGCCCAACCCCATGACATGTCCGGTAAAGTCGCAAGCGTAAAAGATTCGCTGAACAACGGCGGCTTTCGTCCTGACCCCAACACCATGAAGGCAAATCAATTCATGCCCGGTGAGCAGCCGACCCCTCGCGTGGCTCTGGGTGATCGCATCCGTGAGCCTAAGACCACTGGCATCAAGATGCGTGGCACTGGCGCGGCCACTAAAGGCGTTATGTCCCGAGGCCCGATGGCATGAACTACAACGAGTTGTACGATACGATTCAGACATATACGGAAAACCAATTTCCGGAAGTGTACTTGGCTGATGGATCGACTGTGTCTGCACAGACGCAGATCAATACTTTCATCAGGCAAGCTGAACAGCGTATCTACAACTCAATGCAGTTCCCCACTGTTCGCAAGAACGTGACGGGCGTTGTTTCTCCATCCACTCCTTACCTGTCGGCCCCTAACGACTTCTTGTCTGTGTACTCTTTGGCGGTCATTGACACCGATGGGGCGTATGAGTATCTGTTAAACAAAGATGTTAACTACATTCGTGCGGCGTACCCCAACCCTTCTGATGCTGGCCTTCCAAAGTATTACGCATTGTTTGGCCCCAAGGTGATCTCCGAGGTTGTCTCAAACGAGTTGTCGTTTATCCTTGGCCCAAAGCCTGATGCTGTTTATTCGGTTGAGCTTCACTATTACTACTACCCACTGAGTATTGTGCAGGGTGTAGCAACAAGCATAACTAATGTCAGTGTGTCTGCATTTGCAGTGCCTGATGGCAGGTACGTTGTAACATTTGCTTCCGCAGCACAATCGGGTGGACTCACTATCAGTTTGACAATTGAGAGCCAAATTGCGTCTAATGTGGAAGTTGTTTCTGGGGGTAGCGGGTATGTGGTCAATCAGCTTGTAGGCTATAGCTCCACTACTACGCCATTGCAAATAACTGCACAGGTTGCATCGGTAGATAACCCTGAAGGCACATCTTGGCTTGGCGACAACTTTGACTCGGTGCTTCTGTATGGATCACTGGTTGAGGCTTACACCTTTATGAAGGGTGAGACTGATGTGATCAGCATGTACGAGAACAAGTACAAGGAAGCTCTGGGTCTTGCCAAACGCCTTGCTGATGGTCTGGAGCGCGGCGATGCTTATCGTGACGGCCAATACAAGCAGAAGGTAATCTGACATGGCACTCACCCAAACAGCCACGAATGCTTTTAAAACAGGCATGATGAATGGTTCGTACAATTTCAATACGGACACATTCAAAATTGCTTTGTATAATGCAAACGCCACGCTGAACGAACAGACAGCGGTTTACACCTCTACTGATGAGGCGACGGGTTCTGGTTATTCTGCTGGCGGTCAAGCTCTGACTGTGACTGTCACGCCAACCACAGGCAGTTCGGGCAATGTGGCTTACGTTTCTTTTCAGAATGCTTTTTGGACGGGTTCTATTACCGCCCGTGGCGCTCTCATCTATGACGTAACCAACGGGAACAAAACAGTGTGCGTGTTGGATTTTGGCGCAGACAAAACATCTTCCACCACATTCACCGTTCAATTTCCGGCGGCAACCAACACATCCGCAATCATTCGTATCGCGTAAGGAGCGAATCATGTCTACTGAAAAAGCAAAATCTACCGACTCCGTGTTCAGCGATCTTATTGCTGGCACCCGTTCTGGCGAAAACGCAGTGGCTATGGGCCGCTTCACTGCTCAATGTTTTGACAAAGACGGCAAGCTGAAATGGGAAGCCAGCAACCACAACTTGGTGGTGAACGTAGGCTTGCAGTACATGTGCGGATCGGCGTTGACCAGTACAACCCAAATCACCACTTGGTATATTGGTCTGTATGGCGCAGGTGCTTCTAACACTCCCGCAGCCAGTGACGTAATGAATAGTCATGCTGGCTGGACTGAAGTTGTCCCATACAGCAACGCCACACGCCCCACTTGCACGTTTACTGCGGCTACTAACGCCAACCCATCTGTGGCTACCAACTCCGCTTCCGTGGCGGTGTTTAACATTAACACTTCCTCAACGGTTGGCGGCGCGTTCTTGGTGAGCAACAACACAAAGAGCGGCTCGACTGGTACTCTGTTCTCTGCCGCCGACTTTGGCTCTCCCGGTGATCGCACGGTTTCAAACGGTGACATCTTGAACGTCACCTACTCGCTGTCGCTTGCGGGCTGATTTACGCCTGTGGAGACTGTAAATGTCAGTCGTTAAAACCGTATTCATCACCACGGTAGGGGCTGGCACATACACAGTACCCTCTGACTTTCTTTCGATTGTCTCCGTTGAATGTATTGGTGGCGGTGGCGGTGCGGCTAACGCCAACCAAGGTGGTGGTGGCGGTGCTTATGCTGCATCAACTGCCGTAACTGGCTTGACTGCTGGTGGCTCTGCTTTTTACAACGTAGGTGCTGCGGGCACCGCTGGTACTGGCGGAAACGCAGGGCAAACTTGGTTTAACACCGTAACAAACTCCGCGCCTAACTCAGGGCAAACAACAAGGGGCGCAGCGGCCAACGGCGGATCAAACAGTGGTACTGGTGGTTCAGCCGGAGCGGGCACGGTTGGCACTACCACATTTAAAGGCGGCGACGGCGGCGCAAAAGCTGCAAACGCTGGTGGTGGTGGCGGCGGTGCGGCTGGCCCCGGAGGCGCTGGTGGTAACGGAGCGTCTGGTGTTACTGCTGTTAACGGAGGTGGTGGTGGCTCTGGCGCTGGAACATCGTCTGCTGGTGTATCTGCATCTGGCACTGGCGGAACTGGAGCAACTGCGCCAACTGGCGGCGGCAACGGTGGCACGGGAACACTGAATGCAAGCGCATCCAACGCTGGTAGCGCAGGTTCTGTTTGGACTGCAACTGCTGGTGGCACGGCTGGCCCCGGTGGTGGTGGCGGAGGCGTAAACAACGCTACAACAGGAGCTACTGGTGGTTTGTATGGCGGCGGAAGTGGTTCCGGCAGCGTTGGTACTCAAGGCATCATCATCTTCACGTACAACGCAAGCGTGACGTATGCTTCTTCCGTGTCAGAAACGGCGACTGCAACAGATGCTGTTACTGGTGGGTTTACTTACCCAAGCTCTGTTTCCGAAACTGCCACTGCAACAGATGACATTCTTGGCGGTTTTGGTTACTCAAGATCAGTTGCAGAAGCTGCTGCGGCATCCGATCTGCCTACTCCATCATCTACATTTAACGGTGATATTTCTGAAAGTGCGACTGCTACAGACACAATAACAAGCACTCTTCAGTGGACTCCGATTGATGACGGCCAAACACCAAACTGGCAAAATATAAACACGACCCTATAAGGAACAACCATGTCCACATATTCCCCATCTTTGCGAATTGAGTTGATCGGTACGGGCGAACAACCCGGCTATTGGGGAACTACAACCAACACAAACTTGGGTACGCTGATTGAATCCGCAATTGCGGGGTATATTTCCGTTTCCGTCACTAGCGCAAACCAAGCATTGACTGCTCTGAATGGTGCTCCTGACGAAGCACGTAACATGGTGTTGAGTTTAACGACCACGACAACCGCTGCTTTTGCGGTGTACGCTCCCCCACAGGAGAAGGTGTACATCATCTACAACGCCAGTTCGTACACAGCGACAATCTACAACTCGACTGTTCTTGGCAACACCACTGCTGCTGGTACAGGCGTAGCCATCCCTGCTGGCAAAACAATGGTGGTTTGGTCGGATGCTACAAACTTCAAAACCGGGGTTAACTACGCAGATACTTTTGATATTGGTGGCGTTTTTACTGCCATTAGCTTGGCTGCGACTGGCGCTCTTTCCACTGGGGCATCAGCCACGATTGGCGGTTCCGAAATTGTTCGCGGGAGTATTGGCGCTTATGGCACTATTACAACTAATAGCTCTGCGTATTTAAATGGTGCTGTAGCACAAACGGTGGTGCAATCCAGCGCAATTGATACTACAAACGACACGATTACTCTTGCTTCCGCAGCGTACAGCAATGATGTGGCTGTTGTTTTGACAAGCTCTATTACGATGCCCACAGGGCTATCGACAGACACCATCTATTACGTTGTAAACACAAACGCTACTTCGTACTTCTCGGGTACGGGAAGCATTTCCGGAACAACGCTCACAATTACTGGCGTTAACGCTGGATCAATTGGCCCCAGCACTGTGATCACTGGCACTGGAGTTACTTCCGTGTCTGTAGTTTCTCAGCTTACTGGCAGTGTTGGCGGCGTTGGTACATACAGTCTTACCGGATCAGCGCAGACTGTGGCATCCACCACAATCTCGGGAACGTATTCGGGAACGCAAACCATTAAACTGTCCACCAGTATTGGCGGTTCCGCCGTAAACATTACGGCTACTGGCTCTGGGAATTTGACGCTTACCCCCATTTCTTTGGGCATCAAAGCGCCAAGAGGAACGTCAAAAGACGCAATTGCCACCACCAGTTTTGTCAACGACGTTTTTGGTTCCGCAAACTGGAACTTTAGCGAGACTGTTGCAACGCAAACAGCTTCAATTGCCGCTTCAGTGGGTACAGCCCCTGCTGTGGTTACTGTGGCTTCATCCCCAACCAACGGCACTGCTGTTGCCTACACCCTGACCGGAACCGCTTCTCTTCCAGTCGCAATGACTGCTGGAACTCCGTACTATGTGTATGGAAGAACAAGTACAACTTACAAGTTGGCGACAGGCAAGGACGTTAGCGACATCGTAACAATGAATGCGGGCGCAATCTTTACCGCCGACATTTCCGGTACAACCATGACGGTGACCGCCGTTTCAAGCGGAACAATTACGGTTGGGCAGACAATTTCTGGCACAGGCGTTACAGGTGGCACAACCATCACCGCAATTGTTGGTGGTAACGGAGGTGTTGGCACTTACACGGTAAGCGTTTCCCAAACTGTTGCCTCAACAACTATCACGGCTGTCACAACTCCGGGCGTAGTCACTGTGGTAAGCGCCCCGTCAAACAACGACATTGTTGTTTTCTCGACCACTGGCGCTCTTCCAACTGGCTTGACCGCTGGCACGGAATACTACGTCATCAACCGGACAAGCACTACATTCCAAGTCTCCACCACTTACGGCGGCTCGGCAATCACGTTCAGCAGTACGCAATCTGGTACGCATACTGCTACATGGAGAACGCCAGTTATTACGGCCAGTGCATCATCCGCTGGAACCGGGGCAGTAACGGAAACCGCTTCCAGTATCATCTTGTATTACAAGGGCACAGCAAAACTGACGGTTGATCTTGCTGGCAACGCAACCCATACTGGCGCTGTTTCTGCCACTTCTCTTGCTGGCGCTGCCGCCACGGGTGCTGGCGCTTCTGGCACTTGGGACATTAACATTGCTGGCAATGCTGCCACTGTTACTACGCTGACCCCCTCTCAGGTTGGTGCGGCAACGGCTAAAGTTGCGGTTGGGGATGTTGGAACGTATGCTCTTTTGCGCCGTGCAAATGGTTCAGGTGCTTTGGCGGCAGGCGCTCTCGTAGCGGGTTCAGATTTGGTGTACAGCGCGGCATCTTCTGCTTCAAGTGGGGTTCCCACTGGGACATGGATGCAAATGGGTTATACCTCCGCAACAGGTGGAACAACAAACGCTGTTACTCTATTCTTGCGTGTTTCCTAATAGGAGCAAACCATGAGCCTTGATCCACTCAGCGCCGCACTCGACATCGGCGGCAAGTTAATTGACCGACTCTGGCCCGACCCTACTATTGCTAATGCGGCAAAGCTTGAGTTGCTCAAGCTTCAGCAAACTGGCGAACTGTCTTTGATCACAGGGCAGCTTGAAATCAACAAAGCAGAAGCTACAAACCAGTCCGTCTTTGTGTCTGGCTGGAGACCGTTCATCGGTTGGATTTGTGGAACGGGCCTTGGGTATCAGTTCTTGGTGTATCCCATTTTGGTGGCGTACCAGCCAAAGATTGTCCAACTGGACATGGGCACGCTGATCACTCTGTTGGGTGGTCTGCTTGGCCTTGGGACTATGCGCACCGTGGAAAAACTCAACGGGGTCGCATCAAAATGAACGCCAATTGGGAAAAATCTCGTGACTTGGTCATTGAGTCTGAAGGCGGATATCAGTTGACCAACATCCCCGGTGATGCTGGGGGTCAAACTTACGCTGGTATTGCTCGTACAAAAAATCCCGACTGGGAAGGCTGGGCGCTGATTGACAAAGGCCAGATGCCACCCAAAGAGATGGTCTGGGATTTCTACAAGACCAAAGTTTGGGACAAAGTGCGTGGTGATGAATTGCCACTGGGCGTGGACTATCTGGCCTTTGACTTCGCCGTCAACTCCGGCGTTGGCCGCGCCGTCAAAACTTTGCAGTCCGCAGTAGGTGCAAACCCTGACGGTGCAATTGGCCCAGCCACGATGGCAGCAATCAAAGGATGTCCTGATTTGCTTAAACGCTTTAGCGCCGCCAAAGAGGCGTTCTACAAAGGCATTGTCGAGCGTAAACCTGATCAAGTAAAATTCCTCAAGGGCTGGCTCAATCGTGTGGCCCATGTTGAGGCCGTAGCCGATACGATGCTTGCATGAGGTAAACCGTGCCTTTACAAAAACTTGCCCTTAAAGCCGGGGTAAACCGGGAAAACACCTCATACGCGAATGAGGGCGGTTGGTATGAGTCCGAAAAAGTTCGCTTTCGCTCTGGACAACCAGAGAAGATTGGCGGCTGGGCAAAAGATACCGGAGCGGTTTCAACCAGCATCTCCACTGTAAGCAATTACGGCACGCAGTACATCACAACCACCCCATCTCCGCCGTCTGGAACGCTGTGGGGTATTTGCCGTTCCATGTGGAACTGGATCACGCTGGCTGGATATAATTTGCTGTCATTTGGCACCAACTTAAAGTTTTACATCCAGAACGGCGTAAATGGTTCTTACTATGATGTAACGCCAATCCGCAAGACAAGCACAGCGGTTGCTAATGCATTTACCACCAGTAATGGATCAACTACAGTAACGGTTAATGACCCCGGTCACGGTGCTCAGACAGGTGACTTTGTCACCATTACAGGGATTGCGCAGACCACGCTCAACGGTGCTATTAACGCCAGCGTGACCAGCATCGTGCTCACATCCGCAACAGGGTTTCCCGCCAGCGGAACAATTTTGGTTGATTCGGAGCAAATTACCTATGCCTCAATCACCACAAACACACTCAACAGTTGCGTGCGTGGGGCAAACGGAACAACTGCGACATCGCATACCTCTGGTACTACGGTAAACATTCTTGTAAATGGAATTTCCGGAGCAACGCTTGGCACTACAGCAGCGCCTGTGATGTACCAAATCACAGTGCTAACCAACAACACATATCAGATCACAGTAGCAACAGCGGCCACATCTAATGGAACTTCTACTGTCACCGCTACTTTTTCATACGAGCTAACTTCTGGCAACGATATTTACTCTGTAGCGGCTGGCTGGGGCGCTGGTGGTTGGGGCGGTGTAACCACTGGATATGCAGACACAGGTTGGGGTTTAGCTGCCGCCGCTGGTGGTGTTGGGGTTGGTCTGCGCTTTTGGAGCCAATCTAACTTTGGTGAAAACCTGCTGTTTAACCCATGCGGTGGCGGCATTTATTTGTGGGCTGTTAACGCATCCCCAACTGTTTTTGATAGGGCGCAACTCTTGGTTGCCGGAAGCACAGTGACGGTTAAAAACTCTTCTGGAGTTGGTTCAGCCACAGTCAACATTGATTCCACCTGTCCGTCTGCCGCCAACTATATTTTGGTGTCAGACTCTTCTCGCTTTGTTATTGCATTTGGTACAAACGATCCAACGGGAGTGTATTCCACAACCGCAGTAGACCCGATGCAAATTCGTTGGTCTGATCAAGAGAGCTATGGCACTTGGACTCCAGCGATCACCAACCAAGCGGGTGATTACCGACTGAGCCACGGCTCTTCCATTTACACGGCCATCCAGTCCCGACAAGAAATTTTGGTGTTTACGGACAGTGCCGTGTACTCGATGCAGTATCTGGGCGCTCCGTATGTCTGGGGCTTCCAATTGCTGGAAGACAACATCTCCATCATTGGCCCAAACGCCGTGTCAGTTGCGGCCAACGTGGTGTACTGGATGGGTATGGACAAGTTCTATTTCTATACGGGTCGCGTACAGGCCATGCCGTCCACACTGCGCGAGTACGTCTACACAGACATCAATTTGGAGCAGGGCTTCCAAGTCAACGCTGGTACAAACGAAGGTTATAACGAAGTCTGGTGGACGTACTGCTCCTCTGGCTCCACTGTGCTTGATCGATATGTGATCTTTAATTACATGGATCAAGTCTGGTACTACGGCA